CGACCAGATTTCTGGTTCATCACTTTAGCCATGCCACGACCGTACTTCATCATGTCCATGTCCGTCTTGCCACCTTGGGCAAACTTGGTTGGGGTTTTGCCGGGGTGCATACGCTTTTCATGCTTATTCACAGCCCCAGCCATCATCTTCTTGTCCTGCTTCTTGTCTGCCTTATCCATATAAGCTCCTAATTTACTGTAACTGAACCAAGTTCCAATTCTGCCACCAAATAGTTGGGTGTCAGCCCATCATCGTTTCCTCTAGACCCGCCTACCGGGTTCCAGTTCCACTGAAATATCCTGCTTCCTTCGCCCGGATTTCCGTCTGCCAGCAAGCCAGAAACTACATAACTCAAGTCTCTGCGCGGCTCCCGCACGGCCTGTGGGTCATCTACCGGGTACATCCCCAACTGCAACTGAGGCTGATCTGGTGTCCAGCAGGTTGGGCACACCAGCAAGTTGTAGGTTTTAGTCTTGACAACTTCCTTCTTCAGTTCCTTCAGCTTGTAGCGGAAACCACAGCGGTCACACTCCGCTATCGCATTCTTACCTGATGCAAACCTATTGCCCATGTTTAACTCATAAACATCTGTCTTGGCACGAAGCGCACAGCAGCTTTCTCCCGGTCTTCATCTTGGGCCAACTGCCACGCTTCATCATATTGCATCTTCAATACCTGTAAACGCTCCAACCCATTGGGCAACTTGAGCGCCAAGTAATAGGCCAGCCCTGCCGCTACGCAAGGTATAAACCTGAACGGCACATCCATCGTGTCAGAGCCATCTCCAGCGTTCTGGTTCCTACGCAACCGCCAGTACACAAAGGTGTAGGTCTGGGAGCCATCAGGCGTGGGCCAGACGGTCACCGCTGGGGGGTTTGATACATACACGGCTGTGGTGCTTGTGTGCGTTGCTGCGGTGGTGTTGGCCTGTCCTCTGGAGCAAGCTGTTAAGACGTTGCCCACGATGTAGCCGTAGTAGATGATCTCGTTGTCCACCTTGATGTACCCGGCAGCAGCTAGTCCTATAACTGAACTTAGGGTGATGGTGGTGGCTGTCGCGGTTACTGCTCCGTTCAAGGTCAGCGTTGTGGTTGATGTCTGCCCTGAGTTGCGCTGGATCATTACCTGAATAGGTCTGGCTTGGGTCAGCTTGTTAGGTAGCGTAGCGTAGGTACTGACGCTGATGCGGGTAATGGTCAGGTCTGCTTGGTTGGATGTCGAGTTGGCGCTTGTACGGATGACATGCTCAAGCAAGTCCACGGTGTCTGTGGGGAGTGCATAGGTGTTTAAACCTTGAGTCAGGGTAAACGATCCCTGCTCAATCGTCCACATGTTGATGCCCCGGTTGGCCCAATCTGCAAACATGATGTTCAGGGAGCGCCGCGCCGTACGCATGTCATAGCCTGTGCGAAGCTCAGAACCCGCACGTTCAAATGCGTCTTCTATGACTTCACTCAAGTCCATGTCGAAGGTGGCGATACCGGAAGTAGTCATTATCTAAATCCTGCTGTTTTCTTTGCTATGCTTTTAGGCTGTGCTACAAACTGTTTTCCACTGGCTTTACCTGCTCTCTTGGCCTTGGTTGTCGCTGCATACTCAGCAGGGCTAAGACTTTTGATAGCCGCCTCTGGCAAATACCGCTCCCCCGTCTTACTCGACGGTTTACCAGACTTGGTGCGCCATTTCTGGTCACCCCAATCTTTCAGGGACTGCTGCGGTGCTTTCAATCTCGGTAGCCCCCGCCAGCATCTTTATATCGTTTAGCCATTAGCTGGGCTTTTCTAGCTGACCACTGACCAGCACCTGTACCCTGCACAGCAGAGGCTTTGATGCTGTTAAAAATCCGTTTACGCAGATCAGGCTTGGTGTAGTTGCCAGCTTCATTGACCTTCGACTTTACAGCCCCACCCTCTTTGTACTGAGTAAAATCAGTGTCGTCACGGCGCTTCTTGCGTTTGCCAGTGGGCATCTTGCTGGGGTCAATGGCCCCCATGCCACGGGAGGCTCTCATTTAACACCTCTCTTGGCTGGTTTCTTGGCTAGAAACAGCTTATCAACCATCTCCACCCGTTGAGGTTTGGTTGTAAGTTTGTCAATAATACCAAGCCGCTTGGATTTACTTGCGTCATAAAACCCAGCCTTTTTTAAAGACTGAACTACTCGCTTGACCCCTGCGGAGGTTGCCATATCAGCAAATCTTTCCACGGGTCTTACCCCGTTGAGCTATGCCATCACCCCGGCGGGATGCTGAGACTGAGCCGCCAGATGCATAACCCCTGCCGGTTCTTTTATTGGCTTGATTATTAAAATCACTCATCATTTTTGCTGTAGCGCCTGTGCGTCTGTTTAAACTATCTGGTACATATTCCACATCAGGCCCAGCATTTGATGGTTTACCAGCAATGTCATAGGAAGGCCCACCACGGGTTTTACCTAATTCTCTTGTCCTTATATCACCCGGATCAATAGCATCTGCGGCATCTTGTGCGTTTTTATCTTTTGCTTCACCCAGAGTTGGGTTAACTTTATTTCTACGTTTTAGCCCTCCTGCTTGAGCATTCATGTAGTCTGTTAAATCTTTGTCCGCGCCATACTTTGCTTTAAACGCATTTAATTGTTGCAGGGTGACTATTGCAGGTTTAGTCCTTGGTGTCTGTCGGTCAGCCAAAGTCATGCCGTAAGCAGGCGCTGCTTCTGAGCCACTATCTAAACCTCTGCTTTTAATAAAATCACCTAGAGGATCTTTATTAACAGACGCCATTGCCCTAGCGCGAGTTTCCTCATTAATGCGTTCGTTCTTGCCTTCTCTGACAAAACCCTCGTCTGCAAATTTACGTATCTTCATGTTGTTCTCCTAGCAGGCCATGCCGCCGCTTTTCATTTTGATCTGCTTGGCTTTGGTTTTGCCTTTGATAGCAACACCATTGATGTTTCCGGGGTTTGTCTTAACTTTGCCCATTGCTGTCATGCCGCCACCGGCCATTTTTTTGGTCATGGCAGAGTTCTTCATCATCTTGCCATCAGGCATCTTGTGCATGCCGTCTTTTTTCTTAGCAATCATTGCCATGAAGCCGGGATTCATTTTCGTAGCCATATCACCACCTTTTGAGAAAGATTTGCCTTTGTCGGCGTTAGAGAAATCCTTGCCCACGGACTGTGGGATACCTACCTTCTTGGCAAAGCCCGGATTGTGGGCTATTGCCTCCATGAAATTGTGCTGCTTTTTGCTGGAGCTTGGCATTTAACACATCCGACCTTTGGTTTTACCGCGCTGGGCTATGCCGTCTGCTGATTTAACGTAGCCACCATTTTTCAATAACATCATTCCATCATCTGTAATTTTTGCAGGTTTTTTGTTTAAATCTAAGCTATCTTGCGAGTACGATGGCATAGGAACGGCAGTTATTTTTTTACCTTTATATTCTAAATCTGCTGGTAAATACGATGGCATAGGAACGGCAGTTATTTTTTTTTCTCCCGGTTTAGATTCTTCCTTATATTTTTTTATAAAATTGGAATCTCCTTTATTTTTACCTTTAAGGCTTTTAAATAGTTTTTCAAAATCTTCGTCAGTCATAGCCATAATATTCTCCTAGCAAATTCGACCTTTGGTCTTACCCCGTTGAGCTATGCCATCTGCGCGGCGGGAAGCTGAAGCTATGCCGCCTTTGGAAAATTCGTTAGCGCCAGCATATGGGTAGGTAGTGGTTTTAACCCCTCCCTCTGTCCTTACCATAGCATTTTTATCTGCTTGTTGGCGTTCAGGTTTAGATTTTGCAACCTCCAACTCGCGCTTCATATCCATCTTTTTGTCAAAAGCAATAAGCTCATCTTCTATGTTGGTTTTATTTTTTTTTGCATTTTTTTCAGCAATGCCAGCCACACTTGCACGATTACTGCCACCACCACCGCCCATCATGCCACTACCGCCACCACCTTCAAGCAGTTCTAATTCAGACAGTTTGCGACCAATTTTCGCCATAATATTCTCCTAGCATTTCCATCTTGCAAGAGCCGCTGCTTTGCGGGTTGGTTTGCCTTTTTCATCCTTCATCGGCCCCGGCATACCTGACATCCGCGCACAGAAAGAGTCTTTGCGGGGGCCACCTTGGGGCTGTGGAGCCTTGAGGTTGCTGCCAGTTGCTGCGTTGTACTTGGCTCTACCCTTGGCAGTCAGACCAGCGCCCTTGGAGATCGGTAGCTTCTCGCCCCGACCAACAGAGAGAACCGGGCCTTTCTTCTTAGCCATAGAACACCGTTAGTTTGGACGATGTTGGCAGGGTTACGTGTATGTCAGTTAAAAACAACACACCCTCACCCGGCACTGTAAAAGAGAACGCAGACTGATTGGTAGACAAATTAAATTGAAGCCGAGTAGTGCCACCGGAGCCACCATCCCTCAGAATAATGTCTCCAGCAGTACCACCGGGAGTAACAATAAGACCTTTAACCCTATTGCGCCCCGACACCACTGTGCCTGTGGTCTCTCTATGCGCCGCTAGTACGTCTGTTTGCATCATAGTCA